ATTTATCCTCCAATAAATATTTCCTATTAAGTACTGTATAAATATATAATTAAAAAGTAAACTGGATGACCGAAATCATCCAGCTAACAAATAATATTTTAATTATTTATAATTACTTCTTTGCTTGTTCAGCCTTTTCTTTCTGCTTATTGAAGAAAATTTCAAATGGACGCCATGTGGATTCTACACCATATTTCTTTTCAGCAATTTGTGCACGAGTCAGTGGCTTCTTCTTAGGTGGTTCCTTTTTGTCGGAATCAGGCTTGTTTTCAGTTTTAGTAGCAGGTTTTTTGTTAGTTGGTTTAGCAACACGCTTAGCGACTGGCTTCTTATCAACAGCTTCAGCTTTCTTTACAAAATCGTTACTATTTCCTTTAACGACTTCTTTTGATTCAGTTTTTTCAGTTACTTCATTCATATGATGTTTCTCCCATTATAGATCAGAATTTTATATTAATATATAGTACATTTTTTAATTATTTATAGTTTTTATAGGTTCATTATCGAATATTGATGTATCATCTGTTAAATATTCGTTCTTTATTCTATCTATATCATCACTTCTAAAATTAAAGTCTATAATATACTCTAAATTACAAATAAGGATATCTGGAAAATTAAGTTTGAATTGTTGATCTACTGTTGATCTTGATAAATGTTTGTTATGATCGCTTATGATATAATGAACATTTATTCGTTCATTACCAAATGCAGAAACTAAGTTTTTCATATTTTGTTTAATGACTTCAAATTTTCCAGAACAATAAGATTCATAAGTTTCTTTATCAAAACCTGATAAATTAATAATGAATGTGTAGTCTATGTTATATTTTTTCAAGTATTCATATAATTTACGTAAATAATTAACATCTGTCAATTTAATTCCATTCGTTAAAAATGTAACATGTTTTATAAGCGATTTATGAATATTAAATAAAAAAATATCACGAATGTATGGATTTTCGAATGGTTCACCTTTACATGATGGCGAAATTCTTTTTACAAGTTTAGATTTTAATATAGCTTCTAAAACTCGTTCGCTATATTTATTATACAATTTCATTTTGCTTTTAGCATTTTTATGATCATCTCTAACAGCACAGAATGTACAATTATGTGAGCAAATATAATTTAATCTATAATTAATTCCTAAATAATCTTCCAATTTAAAACCATTATATTTCTCACATTTTTCACATATCTTTTTTTCTTTTATAATGTTTAATGTTTTCGAATAATATTTGTCGAAATTTTTACAAACCTCATCAATTGGATATACTAATAATTCACAATTACGTTTACAACAAAAACCAAATGATATATACTCTTCATCATTTTTAGTAACAAAATCTATTTCGATTGTCTGACTAAAGCAATTAAATTTATTACACATTTTATAAATCCTTAAAAAAATAAAGGGAGTAATTTTTACTCCCTTTATATTAATTGATAGCTTGATTATTACCAATTATCATCACAGAGATATTCTGTTTCACCAACTTTTATCTCATTAGTTGAATAAACTGGTATTTCCACTTTGTTATCAATATATGGTTCGTCGAATTCAGTGAGCATTATGATTTCATCTTCACCAAGAGTATTTGTATATCTATCAACTCTTCCGAAACCATCAGCTACCATATCGTGAATTTCAAAATATTCACTATCAACAATCCAACCATGATTTTCATATCCTGGATAATCCATAGAATAATGAAGAATCAAATAGATACGTGTTTCAAAATCAAGTTCACCAAGAGCTTTAATATCAGGAGGTAACTGATGAAGTAATACTTTACTTATCAGATACAAACGAGTTGTAAAGCTAAGAGCTCTTGCAAGGATTGGATCTTTATGACACAAATCCATAAGAGTTTTACGTGTAAACTTGATTTCTGGAAGAATATCAAGATACATACCCATAGGGTTGCCAGAAATACCCCACTGACCTTCTTCATAAAGAATTTCAAAGTCTGTAAGTTCCGGTTTGTATCCTGTAGCAGAATCAAATACCATTGGATATCTTACACCTTCTGGACCATTCTTATTTTTAAGCCAATCCATAAATGCAATGATACCATGAACAGCATCTCCAAAGATTTTTGTTTTTTCATTAAACAATCTTTCTTTAACTGAGAGCTGACCAACACAGAATGACTGATAAAGTAATTCTGTACCACCCTTAACTTTCTGATTAAATTTCATACCAGGAAGCTGAGGCTTTGGTGGATTATAACGATCAAGAACTGGAATTTCTACAAGGTGGTTAACCATTACGAGACAGATCTTTGCTTCTTCACAAAGTTTCTTAACTTCATTAATAAACATTGTGTTATCTTTAGCAATCTGCATAGCATCCATATTAGATGTACCTGCAATTGTATCTGTACTCTTAATATTTCCTTCTTTATCAAATTCAAGTTCTGTTTTAGAACGAACTGCAGCAATAGAGTCAATAAGAGCATAAGTTGTTGGAAGTACTTTAATTGTATCACCGGTAATAGATCTTATACCAGTATTAATTTCCAATTCTTTTCTATGTGCAATTTTATTTCTAGCCAATACAGCAAGATCGTTATAGATTTCAATTATTGACCATGGTTTAGAAATAATACGACATCTTTCCTGAAGCTGCCAATCATCCCAACCAGTTACATCTTGAATTCGTTTAGTTGTAGTATGACCTTCTACATTATAGAAAATCATTTCTGATACCGGTCCATAAAGTTTACACCAGTTATCGATAGCTGCACCAACCAACTGCAACCACAATGTTGTTTTTCCAGATGCTGACAAACCTAATTCCGTATATGGGAAGTTAAATAACCCACCATTAAGAATAGTTTCATCATGAAGGAAAGAACGTTCAAAGTTACATGACAGAATATCGATAGGTGTCATACCTGTCATCATACCAAATTCAGAATTGAAACTTCCAGCTTTTGCAAAAGTATCATTCACCTTGTTTACAGTATTTAGAAGAAAACTCATTCTAAATTACCTCCTACTCATTCTTTTCATTTAATTTTTCTGTAGTAGTCTTAAGACCAAAGTCGCTTATTGTTTTAGGCACGACGCTATTAATCCTTTCTAACTTAGTAGAAGGTTTATTTGCCGAAACTTCCACAATATCATTAGCATGATATATATTTAAAGTAAGTTTTCGACAACAAGCTTCATCATATCTTTTAAGAGCTTTTTCATATGTATCAGCTCCTAATGGATTCTGACCAGCTCTAATTGTTTCAAGAAGCTTTTGTTCAGCATTTTCATTTTCCTCATATCGACACCATAGATAATTACGCACATAGTTAATTATAAATGGTAAACATGATGGTTCTGGACGTTTTACTTTTTTATCTTCATCGTTAAAGTAATCTTCTTTAGTATAACCAGAATAATACTTAAATAATAAAGATTTAATATTTTTAGAAGTTTCTGCTACATAATTTAAATAAATCTTGTTAACAAAAATACTAAAAAATGATCTATATTCTTTTCCAGTAGTCAAATCGATTTCAATAAATTGATTCGGACTTAATAAACAATTGATCAATGATCTGTAATTGTTTTTATAAAGTTCTTTTATAGACGAATCGTTACTAAAAGTAAAATCTTTTGTTGAAAAATTATGTAACTCTTTTAAAATAAAAATATCCAATGCTTCATAAATTAAAGACATATCAGATTCTTTTTCTTCTGGAGTTACACTTATAATCGGAGCTTCGCCTCTATGGAATAATTTAGATTTTAATGAATTTATAATATCTCCAAATAAGAAATTGAATAATATCGTGACTACAAATATTATTATAACGTCGATTAAAGTTATTGTCATGTTTATCTCCCATTTTGTCCATATGGATCTTGGAAATTGATTATATATTGTCCATCATGTATATAAATCGGTTTATCATCTACATCGATAATAACTAATCTATCTTTAATTTTATCATATGTAAAATCATGCCACATTTCTATACTAGTTAAAACAAAATAATCATTTCCATATGTAACGTATTTAGCAAAAGCATATTGTTTTATTTTTTCAACATCATCATTCATAATATATGAAATAAATTCATCACTATCTTCAGTAAAATGATAACTTGCTAAATCACAATATAGATCTCCAAATGTATAACCAGCTTTAGCCATCTTATACATTTTTTCAGTTCTATGTCTTTTAAGAAATTTACACAGATCATATTTCTGTTGAAGTGTTAATAAAAACCAGAAATGTCTATTAGCAGCACATTGTAAAGCATTATAACAGATTTCCTGCCAATTTTCACCATTGTTTTCAGAATAACGTTTTTCATATTCTTTAGGAAATATTACTTTTTTAATAATTTTTCCAGATTCATCTTTTTCATCAATGAATCCAAATGGTGAAAGTACATATTTATTACCACGATTACCTGAATTTTTTAAATTCTGTAATTCTATTTCAGGATCTCTGTATCTACCTTTACTAGGATTATTATATTGATCCCATTCTGTAATCATAATTAAAGTCCTTTAATTTCTTTGTGTGATTTTCTAACGACTCCACCTAATTTATCGGCCCAAGCTTCCCAAGGTTGCTTATAATAAAAATCAGGATCATAATATTTTCTAAAATATTTATATTTAATTCTATTTATAATATTTCCTGTAACTGATGGTAAACCAATAAATATTACATATAGTGGACCAAATATTAAACTTTGTATTTGATGTCCGTGTTCATGATTAACTGTTATATTATCATGATTTCCATCAATGTCTAAGAAAATATAATTTCCCAAAGAAACTCCACAATTAAACAAATAGTCTACTAAATAATAACGAATACCATCTTTACTAACCATTGATTTAATCGATTTATGATTTACAAGCATTATTACATATGCAATGATATGTTGTGGAAGTTGCCAAATTTCTGTTAAAATTCTAAGAAATACTTTCATAATTATTTATTCTCCTCTAAGTATTTAGTTATAAACTCGTTGTTTATATTATTCAATCTATCACCAAGTAATAGCTGATCTATATTTTCTTTAGTTATAAGATTTTTATTATTTGCGATAATAGTAGTAGGTTTATATTTAAAATTCTCAGGATATTCGAGTTCATGTCCTTTAGGATAACTCTCGAGATATTCTTTAAATTTGATTTTCGTAGTTTCAGGAATAAATTTTTCATATTCTTTATAAAAACGATCATAATCTCCAATAATTAATTCTGGAGGTATATCTAAAACATGATCGTGAACTTGAGCATGAGCTGTAGGATTTAAAGGTACTAATCCAACCATAAGTTTATAATGAATTAATGATGTTTCTTTTTCAACTTCATTTTCTAAAACCCAATTGTCTTGATGCTCATCCATTTGTCTATTCATGACAGCTTCTACATAATCATAAAGTGTAAACGGATGATGATGGAATTCCAATTTCATTCCATTTTCAAGACTATAGCCTTTAAAAAATACACAAGATTTAACATCGAGTACACGTTTAAACATATCTATAAGCCATTTATATTCAAAAGAATCTCGTATTTCTTTTTCAAAATACTTAATCATTTCGGACTTATTAGAATCTGTTATATGGAACTTAGGATCAAACGGATCTTTATTAATAACGTCATCATCTACTTGAACTTGTAAATTGCTTGTAGTTTCAATAATTGTAGTTAATGACTTTTCTTCTTCAGTTTTCATTTCTCAAACCTTAAATATTATACTGAGCCAATATAAATTAGCTCAGTATAAATATGTAATTTATTTTATAGATGTATTTGCGAAAATTGGTGTAAGATATACACTATTTTCAGTCTTAAATTTTGCAGTACAAACATCATCTGATTCTACAATAATATTTGAAGGGTCGATAACAGAATCGTTAGATAAAGCTTCAAAATTTTCAATTGTAAGATTGATGAATGCTTTATATAGAATTGTAGCAATATCTACGGCTTTTACATGATCAGGATTTGTTCCCTGGATTTCAATTTTTGCACTGTCGAATAAGAATGGAAGATACATTGGTTTAGAAAGTTCTTTACCAGTTTTAGATTGTTCATTGGTAGACTTAATAAATTCAACAAATTTATCATATGCTTCCTGAGATCTTCCAATAAATTTACCATCCTGGGTTTTTGGAGAGAATTTAAGAGTTGCATAGATGCGGAATTCTTTAAAATTAGTAGGATCGATTCTAAGTAAACCAATATAATTAACAATCATTCCATTAGAATCAAGATCTACGCTATCGTTACCAATAGGATTAAATACAATAGGTCCAAGTGTAAATGGTGCAGGTTTAATAAAACCAGCATTAA